GAGTTGCAGCTGCGATAACTAAATCAACACTTTTAGCGACTGCTCTTGCTATTCTTAAAAGTGTTCTTGCGATGACATCTATTGCATTGGTTTTTGCGTCTTCCCAAGCGATAACACCTTCCATTGCGTGTTTAATGTTTCTTCCACTTGTAAGCTCCCAGCTCACTTCTCCATAAGGAAAGTTTGCTAATCTAGGAACGCCTTTAACATTGATTTCTCCACCTGCTGTTAGGTCTGCTGATGTTTCCTTATAATAAGTTTCAGTCCATGCATTGCTTTTTTGGATCATACAAAGTTGTTTTAACTTGTATTCCTGAAGAGCAAAACCTTTAACTACTGCTGAAACATTACTTGCTCTTAAATCTGCTTCTCCTGTTGTGTCATATGTCATAATTATCTGCCTCTTAAAATTTTAATCATCTAAAGATTCTTACTGATTGTGTTTCGGCTCCTCCAAAAGCTGCGAGAGCATATCCACAAATATCTCCAGTCTCTCCTTCTCCTGCTGCTGCTGCTTTGATTGCATTTGCTCCTCCGATTGTAACAGGGACACCAACACCAATAACACCGGTGCTTAGTAAATCAAAGATTCCGTTAGTGTAAACTGATACAGTTGTTGCTCCATCATTTGCAACCTTTTCTGCTGCACAAATACCTGCACATATTTCAGCGTCTGCTGATGATAAATCTACTTCTCTATTGTCTGATAATTTAAGAATTGTTCCTTTCGGAAATGAGTCTCCATCTACACAATTATATTGAATAGGGTCTCCTTTATTTCCTAATAACTCGATAATAACTGCTTCATTTGCCATAATATCAACCTCTAAATAGAAAAATACCTACTAAGATATATAAATGTTTCGATTAAAGCCTCAAAACAATGTTTAAGACTATTCCGAAAACAAGATAAATTATAAAAAATAATTCTTCTTTATTCATCAGATTCACCTCCTAGTTTCTTGTTTGTTTCCTTAATTTCATTTGTCATTTTTTCACTTCCAGCTTTCGCTACAAAGTTTCGACAAGCTGTGAATGAAAAACGATAGAAAACTAATTCAAAAACAAACCATCAAGGTATTTGACTGATTAAGCCATGGTATTAAATGAAATAAGGTCTTGGTTAATTCTCATCAGCAAAAGGATTTAATCCTGTTCCCTCGACAAGACTCATAGCAGCTTCTTTTTCTTTCTGTGCTTCAGTTTTTTCTTGACCTGCTTTTGTAATACCATGAGTCTCTGTTTCCTTAACAAAAGCTTTGAAGTTATCCATCTTATCATCAATATTCTTTTCTACTTCTTTGATTTCTTCAAGCTTATCATTCAATCTTTTAGCCATTTCAGTAGCAATCTTCAACTCCTTAGAAGTATCTTGATTGTTCTCATTGCTTTCCTTTTGTTTCTTCTCAGCTTCTTCTTTAGCCAACTTCTCTCTTTCTTCTTTAGCCAATTCCTCAGCTTTTCTTTTTTCTTCATCATCTTCATTTGACATATTTAATCACTCCTTTGTTTTTAATTGTGGGATAGTCCAACCTGCAAGACCTGAAATACTTGCAACCACACCACCCATGAGAATACCATTAATGCCATGACATAAAGCCACAACTTCAATAATGCATAAAGCAATTATTGAAATAAGTATTATTCTCCAATCAATTATTCTTTTTCCCTTTATCTTTACTGTCTCTATTGCTGTCATTTGTTGTCTCCCCATCCTTTTTTTCATCTTTGTTAAGGTCTTGTTCAATCATAGCAGGGAAATTAAAATTAACTTCCAATCCAAGCTGAGCAAGAATTTGCTCTTCTAAAAATAATTGATTCCACTCGATTACTTGTTGCCATGCAAGATATAAAACTTTGCTCTCGCTTTCGCTTCCTCCTGTTGAAACCCCTTGAACAATAGCAGGGACTCCCTCTGCCTTCAAGAATTGGGATTCAAGAAATTTAATCCATGGCAGAGGATCAAGTGTGCTATTAGGAGGAATAGAAATTCTTTCAATCTTGTCAACTGTGTCTTTAGGCACGACAAGATTTTCTGATTTGTTAACTGTCTCATCTACTTTGACTTTGAAAGCCTTAAGCTCTGCATCATCATCACTATCAACACTAAAAACCCAAAGGGGCTTAACATATCTATTAAATATTATTCTTTGGTCTCTAACAACTTCCTCATACCTTTTCAAGTCATTCTCCATCTTCTCAGCTGTTCCTGTCCCATGAATATTATCTGCTGTTCTGTTCCAACATAAATGAAATATTTGATTTGGTTTAAACTTATTAAACATTCCTCCCTTGCTTCCTGTTCTGCTAGGGTTAAGATTAGAAACCTGCTCGTAGCCTGTTATTATTCCTTTGTCATTTGCCACAATCTTAAATGTTCCGGGATTTAAAGGCTTAAGATTAACAAGTTTTCCTTTCCCATTCCTCACAATCTCAGCTAGAAAATCCCCTCCAATAGTGTAAACCTTTACAGCATTGTGCATGATTGTATTAAAACTATCCTTTCCCATTCCTCTAATTTCTTGTAATAATTTTGTTGTTTTCTTATCTGCTTGGAAACCTTTACCAATACTCCACATACTTTTCTTATCAACCAAAGAGGAATAAGCACTAATATTATAGTAATAACCATACCAGTCGCCCCATTTCATCTGATAATCTTGAGGACTTGTTTCTTCCGAAGGAATTGAAACAAGATCAACATTATTATCCATGTTAGTATAATCTATCTTGCTAGGTTTTGTCTTTGCCATAATATTATCATCTCCAAATCTTATCTAAAATTTTTAATCAGCAAACCATGTTGTTGTTATCTTATGCCACTCATCCTCTATTCTAATCATGAAAGCACCCTCATTATCATGATAAACAATCATGCCAGTAATCGCAGTCAAAGCAACGAATTGAGCAGTCGTCACAGTAGGAATTATAAAAATACCTGTTCCTGCTGTATTATCTCGCAAATGACCAACAGTATCAACATACCAAGCCTTATTAGGAGTCCCATCACTAGCAGACAACTCTGAATGCCTATGAAGAGAGTCAGCCATGCTATCATCAGTCAAAGTATTAAGCTCTGTTCCTGTTGCTGTCGTATCAGAATGACTCGCAACATTATGAACCTGAGCATGATGTAAATCAGATGTAACCCCAGTAAGGTCGGTGTGAACACCACTAAAAGCAGCAGTATTATTATCATAACCTAAAAACAATAATCTTGTAGCCCCACTAATATCCCACTCCCAAGTCCCACGATTCTTATTAATATTACCAACAAAAACCCCATCTGTTCCCACCAAATAAATATCATCATCAAGACCAACATTAATAATATTACTAATAAAAATAAGTCTATTACTCCCAGTATCATCAAGACCAAAACTATTAGGGGTAAAAGTAGAATTTGTTATAATCACATCATCACCACTAACACTAATATTATCACTAATATTACAACCATCAACCACAACATTATCCCCAGCAATAGTAAACTCTCCATCACAATAACAACGAATAAAATAAATGAAAGAACTATCAGAGTCAACAATAAAAGGAGCATCATGAGTATTAAGAACATTACAATCAATAAACTTAACCCTTTCAACCTTATCAAGCTCAACACCCCTACTATGCTGAGCTCCAGTCAAATCATTAATTCTCAAACCATTAATAATAATATCATATCTTGTTGTCGTCCCATTTCCCAAAGTAAAAAGATTAAAAGCGAGGTCGGACTTTCTCTTGACCAAAGCTTTATTACTAAACACCAACTCAACATCATCACGATCAATCAAGATAGATGAAGTAATAAGATAAACACCATCATCAATAAAAATTCTACCCCCCTTATCAGAATAAGGCAAATCATTAATAGCAGACTGAATATCCTCATAATCCCCCTTACCCTCAGTAGAAACAATAGCAGACCAACCCCTACCAATATTCTTATCAACAGAGCCAAAACTAGCAGATGACGGTCTCCTCGCTCTAAAAAGACTATCTTCCCCACCCTCAGAACTATTAAGATTAAGAACCATACTAAGGAGTCCCCCCCTGAATAAAAGTAACAGTTTTTTGGTCAATGAGAAGCTTCTCAATAGCCCTCAAACGCCAAATATGAATATTCATCATATCCTCAGCCTCAAGCCTAGTAGTAAAAACACTCATATCATAACTAATTCCAGCCAAAGCAATACTCCTAGCCACATACTCAGTCATCATAACCTTTTCAACAGCTCCAATCAAAGCCCAATTAGTAACTGCATCATACCTAACCATGTTGCAAATAGCAGCCTCAGCCATTAAACCAACACTATCCATCATCGTATCAGTAAAAGAAGCACTAATATTATCCCCCAAAAGAGGAGCAACATCAGCAAGAACAGCCATAGTAATAGTTAAAACCATAAAAATTACCTCCAATAATATTTTATTAAAGCAAGAACAGTTTTAAATGTTTCGCTTTTACACACCAAAGACATCTAACAAAAGCCTCAGCTATATGGTCATATCTACCATAAATCTTAAGATTCTTCTCAGAAGTATATTCAAAAGTCACACTTCTCAAACTTCTAAGTAATTTAAGATTAGATACAATGTCTATACGACTGGGTTCATACTCCAATAAAACAAGAGCATTACTATACAAATCCTCCTTAAACAACTTACCCTTACGACCATCCTTATCCAAAGTCCTCTTAGCATTATTCAAAGGAACAACCCTGCGACCCAATTTTTCAATCAAAAAATCAGTAATACCACCACCAACACCATGGTCATCAATAAAAAGATTAGAAAAATTAAAACGGTCATGCAAAACAAGAATACGACCAGCAGTATTCATAGTGCTTTTATGAGTATAAGCCTCAACATAAACAACCCTAACCCTATCCTTCTTCTCATCCAAAACCCTCCACAACTCACAAACCACAAAAGCCGACTCATCAGCACCATAACGAGCAACATCAACACCAATAAAATACTTCCTATCATGAGAAACAAGACCATCCCACTCAATAAAAGTCATATGATCTTTAATCAACTTAGTGCTAAAAAACTGATTAAACTCATCAATGAACTCCCCCAAATACTCCTGAGCATATTCAACCTTAGAAAGCCTACTCCTCTCCTTACGCAAAAAACTCCTAGGAATACGAACACAATTCTCGCTACTAACATGCCACTGACGAAAATCAACATCATGAAAACAATCATAAAAAAAACCCCCCTTACCAAAAGGAGTAGACAACATAATAATATGACCAAAACCATGAAGCTTACGACTAACAGCAATCATAGGCTTAACAGCCAACCAAACAGCATCACTAATATAAGCCGCCTCATCAAGAATTAACAAATCAAGAGTAAAACCACGAATAAAAGCACCACTCTTACCAGCAGGTAAACTATAAAGCTTAGAACCATTCTTCAACTCAGCCTTAGTCATAGTAGGAGACTCCTTATAAATACCATACTTCTTATGAAAAGCCCTCTCCTTATCCTTAGTAGAAGAAGAAACCCACTCAGACTTATGATTAACCTTTGCTTTCTCAACCATCTTATAATCAACAAGATCAAGCAAAACCCTGCTCTTCTCAAACAACAAACTAGACTGACGCTGAGCAGCAGCAATAATAAGAGTAACAGTAGAATTATTAGAAATAGCAAACTTAGCAGCCTTACGACTGACAATCTCAGACTTACCAACCTGACGACCAGCACGAATAACAATATCACCCCAATAATCCATGACCTCCCCCTGCCACTTATCAAGCTTAAAATTCTCATCACGCTCAACAAACTCATCCCAAACACCCCTAACAGGCAACCACAACCTCAAAGCATTATCTTTATCAATCAAAGTCTCTTCTCCAAAATATCCTCAAACAAATCCCTAATTTTAGTAACAGGATGATCAGGATTAACATAAATATCCTTAGGATAATGCTCAACAAACCAATCAGCAACATCATACAAACCAGCCTCCAACAAAGTATCAACATTTAACAATTTCATTTTTCAACAACCTCATCAATATCCTTAAGACGAGCCATTTCACCATCAATAAAAACAAGCTGAGCAGACAAAACCAAAGTAGCAATTCTACTAGACTTCAACTCAGCAACAACAGCAACACGCATACCATCCCAATCCTTCCAATCAATTACAATATCTTCCTTTTTCATAAAATCAACTCCAAATTTTTTATAATAATTTAAATATTTTTTTCTCTCAAGGGTAACTCTTACCCTTAACTCAAACCTCTACCTCGCTACTTAACCTAACCAAACACAAACAACCCAACCAAACACAACCCAAACCAACTAACCCAAGCACTAACAACAACCATTTATGGTTGTTGTTTATTTACTCATCTTCTCATTTAAGGTCTATTTTAGACAAGCATTTACCTGAGCTATCAGCCTGGGCTCTGTTTTTAGAGCCCTGCTTATATCTCAAAGGGGTGTTAAGCGAAGCGACACCCTATCACTAAACATAATTGAACGGAACACTTATTTCCCCCTGCGGTCGGGCGTGACGATGGAATTCAA